TAGTCAGGCTTCGGGCCAGCTTGCGCTGTTCAACCCTCCACTTCACCTACTGCTTATCAATGCTCGCTCAGTCTGCGAATGACGGTCTTGACTCGCTGGTCTATCCGTCCCTAGCACCACTTGTATACCGCCAACTAGAAGCGGTCTCACCGTGCCGTTGCTGCTGGTCGGTGAGGTCTACTAATTTACAGGGGATGTTTGGTATTGTCAAGGCCAATGTGTTCTTAGTGCATATATATAGGTGTATATAGGTAGTATATAGGTAGTATTAAGAGTCTTTGAGAATCATTCTCATTAAAACGAAAACAGCAGGTAGGAAAAACAGAGAGTTTGAGAAGGTCAGGTGGTCGGCTGATAGGTGCTTGATAGGTGGCTTTCAAGGCATTATGAGTCCTTAAGAGCATATCGTATGCCCTAGAAACCCTAGTAAAATCAATGACTTAGCGCATATTGATGGTAATTGGATGGTAATCCAGCTTTCAAAGGGATTTCCAAGGGGTCTAGGGGGGTAGCTGCCGCCCAATCTCATTAAAAAAGGGTAACATATTTTTAGTTACAATTCTTAAAGACCACCAAAGAAACCCTTAACAATCCTGAAGACTAGACCACCCCCTTAGCTTGATGCCCATGTGTTCTTAAAGACTATCTGTAGGTATGTATATAGTAGGTATGTAAGATACTACTACTACATTGCGCTATGTATCTTGAAGTACCACTCCTAGGGAGGCAACGAGTTCCCTATAGAACGGTACGTTAATTGACAAACAAGGGGGGTCTGTGAAAGCCCCACAGCACTAGGGCTGTAGAGCGTTTTCAAACAGCTACATCCAAGAGTTACTAGAGATTTTCTTATCGCTTACATTAAGATGACCCATGAACTTATCTAGCTCTATGTCTAGGAGTTCATTGTGTCTCTCAATCATTAGCTCATCTGCATCTGTAGCCATTTGCTCTACCCAGTAATTCGCTGCCATAGCTAGGGCATCTAAACGGTCATCATGGGCTAATGCACCACGATCTTTAGTTATCCTAGTCATCTGGTAGAACAGTGAGTATCTTTGAGCTATGTCATTGGGATACTTCTGTATAGAGTCATAATCTTTCTGTATGACTTCCTTATCGAACACTAGCCTATGCTGGTTCATTACAGGCTCAAGAGTGTCAATGATTCTTAGCTCTTTCTGTTTGCTGTGTCGGACTTCTTCTAAGGTCACAGGGTACGCTTTAGCAAAGTAAGGTTTGATAAGTTCACTGAACATACCGTCACCGAAGTTACTTTCTACTAGCACGTAGTTCACCTTGTTCTTCTTAGCTATAGCTACTAAAGACTCTAAGGTCTGCCCTGAGTATCCACCATCTACACCGCCTACGTCTGGGCAGTATAAGAAGCCATTAAGCATCTTAAGGACACAATAAGAAGTCTCATCACTACCACGTCCACTGGGGTCAATCGCCATGACTGAGCCTGAGTAATCTACCCAATCCCCAGTAAGCTTAAATGGCTCGTAGAAGCGATCTCCACGCATCCCTAAGTTGGGTATATCTTTGACTTCAAGGTGGCTTAGAGTGCCGTGTATTGGCTTCTCAGGAGCCTTAGATACGTCTACTGACATTACTATGAGGTCTTTGAGTTTAAGTGGGTGTCTGTCTGCATCTGACAGGCTTGTGTCTAGCTGGAACTGTAAGGCATACCCTGAGCGTCCATAAGATAACTCACGTTCTAGTAAGTCTTCCTCATCGAATCTCATGGGGTCTGTAGGTTGCCATTCCATGTCAGGGTTAGCTTCAAGTTCTAACATAAGGCTAGGGGCTATACGATCACCGTACCTATTCACTTGGTCTGCTTTAGGATAACGGGAGGGCCATATACGAGTTACGTATCCTTTGTCCTGTAGGGCATCGTATAGAGACTCTTCTGTCTGAGGTGTCCCTAGGTAGATGATCTTTGAGGTGTCTAAAGGTTTAAGTACAGCATCAAACTCAGTTACAAGAGTCGTTAGCTTCTCTCGCATCTGCTGTGTCTGAGAGTTGTTAGGAACTTCAATATCATCTGCGATAATAAGGTCAGCACGTGAGCCTGTAAGCTGTCCTGTAATACCCACCGACTTAACACTAGGACTATGTGAGGCCATGCAGCCATTTACGTTAAAGGCTATTCTACTCCACAGTTGGTCTTTGTCAGGGATAAGGTGAGACAGTAATGGCATTTCCATAATGAGTCTTTGGGTAAACATAGAGAACGCATCTGCACGTTCTTTACTTGCGGATACCACCATGATCTTTAGGTCAGGAGAAAGCATTAAACGCCACACCACATAAGCACTCGTTATGTAGGACTTACCTACACCTCGAAAGGCTTGGATGATGGAACGCTTAGGGCTAGTCTGAAGGTAGTCTGCAAGATCATACTGAACCTTAGTTGGTTCGGGTAATGTTAGTTGTTTCCATACAAGAAATAAGAAGTTTCTAAAGTCGTGTAAGGGGTGTTTATCTGTCTCCATAATTACCTCCTAGCTCCATTTTGATCTATCGGCCCAGTAAGCCGCACTTGTCTTACCCTTGGCGATATTTAAACCATGTCGTGCTTTAAATGACTTACGTTTAGCTTTCATCTTGTCTGACTCACCAGCTTTAGGCGCACCTGCTGTACTAGCACCTTTTTCCCCAAACCGAATCATGCGGTCTTTGCCTTTATCTTTGATGATAACGACATGGGACTTTGTACCTTTGGCACTAGCTTTTGGCTTGTTGTAGCCTGAGAAGGTTTCACCTCTGTACTTAATAGCCATAACTAATCTCCTGCCTAGTGCGCTAAAGCGTCTAAAATACCTTCACTGTTAAAAGGCAATGAATTGAGTAGACCATCAAGGGGAGAACCTTGAACTGGCATAGCGTCAATGTTGTTGTCTTTGAGAAACTTAATAGCATTGCTTATGTCTGCTGGTTTGGCCTCACCTGACCTCACACGATCTAATAGCTCTTGGGCCACTGCGGTGTGTAAGGTAGCTAAGGTTTGTTCTAAACTAATATCCATTTTTACCTTTCCTCCACCCTCGATTTTTAGTCTTCGATTGGATTGATAAGTTACTAGGTGAGTTGTTAGTGGGGTTACGGTCTTTATGATCTACGTCTTTACCGTCACCTTTCTTGGCAACACCTTTCTTAATTAATAATGACCTAGCCTTGTTTCGACCAGACCTGTTCTTTCGTTGCTCTGGTTTAGAGTGGTACGAATCGTATTCATGCCTGTAATTTCTAGGCTTCATTTAGTGAGTCCTTTAGATTTCTCAAAGCTTCTTAAGCCGCCTAAACCTAATAGGGACATAACAAGGGTTGTGAGTTCTGCGGAAGCTATTGCGGGGAGTTCTGCGGGAAGTGCATAGTAAGCGTTGATGAGCCCTGCAAACGGAAGTATAAGAAACTGATACGCTAGTCCAATAGCGCAAACCCAACCGATAGCGGGTCGCCAACCAGCCACCCACACAGAAGCGTGTTTGGCAGATTCTATATTCGCCATTGCTTGCAAGTTGTGGGGTTTTTGGAGTTGTTCAGTTAACTTTAATCGAGCGTTAGCTCTTTCTTCGTCTGAAGTAAACAGATCATCTAAGCCGTCCATGACACTCCCCGCAATCCCAGCTAGGGGATTCAGAGAGGACATAATGGTTTATTCCTTGTTAGTTAAGTACCTAACCATTTAGTTAGGAAAGTAGTTCCGACACCACCTAAACTTAGGGACAACAGCATAGCACCAGCAAGGAAACCCTTACCTTTAACTAACTGCTTCTCTAAGTTATTTACCCTTTGGGATAGAATTGTGGATGTTGTATTGAGTGATTCGACTTGTTTAGTTAGGTTCTCTACAAGAGTTACTAAACGACCTGCATCATAATCTGACATTTGAGACATTGCGTTAGTAACCTTTGTAATAGACAGCAACACCAAACAAAAGACCCAAAGCAAGCAACATAACAATACCTACGTTTATCGCTAACTCTACGTCTTTCTGAATCTTTGCGTTTCTTTTAATACGTTGGTTGATTTTATCTTGCTCCT